CTCCACCCGTAAGTGCTATGTTGTTGTAGGTACCGTTGGTATAGGCCGACCCCGCATTGGTGATTGTCGCGGTGAGAATTCCCCCCGATGCATTTACATTCCACTCGGCCGCAATAGGGTAGTGAAAGACCTGAGAGAAGTAACCAGCTGAGCGTTGAGCACCTAAGGCTTCGCCTGAGTCATACCAAATATTCTCGCGCACGTTGTAGATGACCGCATCTGTGCACTCAGTAGCAGTACCGCGAGGGTAGAACCACCAAATCTCACCAAAACGCGGAATCTTAGTGACCCACACCTTTTCGCGAGCACTATAGTTCAGATTGTCGAAAAAGTGGTTCTGATTAAACGTATTCGGGATTTCTTTCACCACACCATTGTAAAGCAGGAACCGGTCAACACCACACCAGTAGTAAATGCCGTCGTACTCAATTACGGACTGCGAGGACAAGATCGAAGACTGGCTCGATATTAAGTCGTAACGCCAGAACTGCGCGGGAGTGCCAACGCCACCGATATAGGACACGCGAATCAGCGAGTCCAAGCTCCAAAAAAGGCCGGACGGGGCGTTAGAGCCACCGCGCACTGGAAGGCCTTGCACGATCTTGCCGGTGGCGACGGACACTTCGTTCGCGTCAGCCGATACCCAATCGTTTGCATTACCAGCCGAATTGTTTCGGATCAGTCCGTCGTTACCATACACGAACACGTAGGGGTGAAGCGTTACAACGCCCCCCGATACCGATACACTATTATTGAATGTTAACGTGATCGAAGAACCGTTGGCCGTGGCTGGCGCGGAAATCACTAGCGCAGTAGTGCTAATCGAGACCACAGTCGTGCTGGCAGGTATCCCGGTACCAGTTACCACCTGACCTGCACCAATCAGAACGTTCGCTGTAGAAAGCGTAATGTTGGCCGATCCTGAGGTGATCGTAGCCGCGACTTGTGTAAATACGCCAATCGGGGATAAGCTAGTCCCTGTAATAGTTCCACCTAATACTGGAGTATTAACATTATTATCAATTAGCGAGCCGTTCTGCCCGGGGTGCGCCAGCAGGAGGTTATTACCGGACCCGCTGACGTCGTAAAATGTATCAAACTGCCACACGTTATCCGTGTTAGCCGAGAATCCGGTAAGGGTCATGTCAGTGATACCAGCCCCAACGCCCGTATTGTCAATTGGAAGTAATTGTAGACCACCAGAGTAGCCATTAAATACATTGTTAAAATTCTGTTGCGGGTTCAGGTATATCCCACGGGATGGTCCCGCTAAGCCGTCCACTATCTCTCTATATCCGCCGATCTTGCGCGGACGTCCACGCTGGAAACGGACCCAACGACCGTCTTGGTAACAGTTCGCGTCGAAGACGGTTCCGTCCCGTTGTACGCCGGGTTTAGTATCTAGGGCGAAGACCTTTTTGGTCATTAGAAGGTGCCCCCTGCCACGCCGCTAGTAAAAGTGCCAGTCCCAGCAATCGTCAAACCTGTTGCCGATAACGTGGACCTCACAACACCCAATATAGCGGTGTTAAATTGACCAGCACCGGCACGGTAAATACCAGTGGTAGCCTCACTAGCGAAGCTCAAAGAGGGCGCACCAACAGTTCCATCAGATAAAGAAACTGTGGTTATTGACCCAGCTTGAGACGTATTGGCATTAAAGAAGTTAGTTCCGTCGCAAGCCAAAGTTACCTGCTGACCAGAAGGGATAACGACGGATGTACCGACTCCGGTTCCAACTGTGAGTGTAAAACCTCCTGCCACTACGGAGTTTTTAATCACATATAAGTTTACAACTGGTGGGTAAACGACTGTCACGTTACCGGTCAAAGTTCCCGAGTAGGTTTGAATGGTGTTCGCCGCTTCACTCGAAGTTAAAGTGTACGACCCTGTAACTACAGCCTTAACCAAAGACGTGTAGAAAAACTGATTGCTGACACCATAACCGACGGTTAAATAAGTAACACCAGTGCTAACAATAAAAGCAGACTCGTTAGGCGCAAAGGTCTTCGTTCCTGCGCCATCAATGTTGTCAGCGGCTGATATCACCATCGAACCTGTACCACTATTTTTAAACAACGTGAACCAATTGTTTCCAATGGTCGAAGCTGATGGGAGAGCGTAAGTACCAGCTCCTCCAGTCCACACCGAGGTTTGTGCTCTATCTGCTACGGCAAAGGTTCCAGCAGTCACAAGGGTCTGCGCTGGATGACTTTGATTCAGCGTTAAGCCGCTTGCGACCAGTCCGTATCCAGCCAATGTGGAAGCATCGGCAGAAGAAGTCCCAGTGCCAAAAGCGATGTTACCCCATGTACCTGTCGTCGTAGGGTTCGCTGTGATATAAACATACTTGGACTCTCCGGCGGCAATTGAGATGATCGTATTGGTGCCCGCGTAGTCTTTGACCGTAAAGGTGTTAGCTCCGACGTTTCGGATCAGCGCGTCGTTCCCTACAGAGCTTTGGTTGGCGGGGGGCATATAAAGGCTAAGGCTAGACGCTGACGCTGTGACTTGCATAATACGAGCCGCGTAGTCATCAGTAGCGTTGCCATTAATAGGCCACTCGAGCTGGGTATTGGCGCTCAGCGTAATGGCGCGGAAAGAGACGTCCGTGGGTTGGATGACGTTGCCTGTGAATGGCGAGTTGTAACTCATGTTAGTCCTTAACTATCAACGGCTATGGCCTGACGATCAGCAATGCGGAGTTTGTCCTCCTCAGCCAACGTCGCCATAATCGCATCATACTGCGATTGCCACATTGGAATACGTTCATCATTTTTCAGAAATGGCATGGCTTGCAACAAAGACCCATACAGTAATGCTTGGGGGGCATAGATGGTAAACCAGTTGGTTTGATTGGAAGAGTCTAAGGGTTGAATGCGTTCGTAGTATAATACTTCAAACGTATATGCTAAATTAGGTGTTGGGGCAACAAGCCAATGAGTATAGTCGTAATCACTGTAGTATAGTGGTGTTGCCGTGGAGGTAGCGTTGGGCCAATACTCTCGTAGGTATTCGTACTTACGCAATAGAACTGGCTGACGCTCACCATCCACCGTAATGTTCATGGAGACTGTTTTGTGCCAACGAGCAGGCTTGTCAATAATAGACGTACTCGCGGTCATAGTGCTTGTGTTAACGGTAAGATTACCGAGAAATTTGATCCGAGACGCGATCACCTGCTCAGCGAGCATGATAAAAAGTGGTATCTTGTCGACGGTAGTTGTATCATTCCTCTCCATGTAGGATTCGATATTCTCAACTAGCGAGGTGTAGGTCATTACAGAAGCTGTCGCCATAAAAGCCCTCCACACGAATAGCAACGTTGAATAAGATTATACCATGCCTTTGACATTTGGTCAATTCAGCAGAGCGCACTCGGAGGTGCGTCGCTTAAGAAGTCCCGGCAACACTTTTCCACCACCACGGGTCCACAACATTAACTGCTCTTTCGCACCCTCCCAGTCCCCAGCGTTTACTTTGCGCTTCAAGGTCGATGTCTGAAGCCGCCCAACGCCGAGATTGTAGCAAAAGTCCACGATCGCATTGCACTTCCGGACGTCCGTGATCAGTCCCGGGCAGTTCCGGAGGACCCCGGGAAGGTAGGTGTGCTCAAGCTCGACCATTAGTAGCTCCCGTGCCGTAGGTTCGTCCATCGGGGGGTCTTCCAACGTCACCTTTCGCTTGTCGGCGTAGTAAGTGCTTCCGTACCCGATCGTAGCTACGTTAGCCGGGCAGAGGTAGGGCTTTGCTCGATAACCCTCGTACCGGCGGCAAAGTTCAGCGGCAAGTTCGAGGTTCATATCCCACGCTGTTTTAGAGTGCGGTCGAGGAACCAGTAATTTATGGTGCCGGACAGCAAAGCGGAGAAGTCAGGGGTCATCATAGTCCTGAACACCTCCACGGCGGGAGCACCAGCGAGCCAAGCGTTCCAAGCGAACCAGATGTGAATGAAAGACCAGACGAACAGTATCCAGTAGGTCACTAGGGGTCGGACGGAAGCCGAAAGCCCTGCCACCCACCCGCCAGCCGCCTTGACCATCTCGGCTTGCTGGATAATCGCGTTGTTAAAGGCATCCATCACCCCGACGTCCACCGCCGCTTCGCGTTGTGCACCAATCTCAGCTAACTTTTGCTGACCACGCAATGTCTCTAGTTCGCACT